ATACTAAAAATCTTGCCAGGTTTTGCATGGAAAAATTTGGAAGGGACGATGTTGAAAATTTAATTTCAGAAGGTAAATTTGAAAAAACTCTTGGATGGGAAGATAAAAATCTAGATATTACCAAGAGGCCTATAAGCACAGTTCTTCAAAGAAGGCTTGGAGAGTTACTTGAAAAAGCAGACCCATCCTTAGAACTCGCTGGGTTTGGAACTCTTCAAAGAATGCAAGAGGGCGTTGAACTAAAAGCACATACGGACCAGAATACCGATCCATCAATTAAATATGCTGCTATACTATATATTAATGATGACTACAAAGATGGAACTTTGTTTTTTTATAACAAAGAGAATTCAGATTTGAGGCCAAAGCCAGGAACCTTGCTTATTTTCCCAGGTAACGAAGAATATGAGCATGGAGTAAGACATGTTGGAGAAGGTCCTATTCGTTATGTGACTGTAGGATTTATGAAGACAATTGGTTTTTATGAAAATAATAAGTACTAAGGAGAAATACTATGGAAAGAGAAATACTTGAAGAAAAGGTCTACTATTACACAAACGTAATTGAAGACCCAAAGAAACTTGTTGATGCAATTGAAAATGACAACAAAGATCCTTGGGGTGAATGGATGGCATGTAGTGGAGAAGCGTATGTTTATGGAACAGATAAAACCATTGCTCTAACTTCAGATGCTGATGAAAAAAATAAGTATATCTATAATACCTTACAAAAAGCATTTGACGATGTAGCAAGAGACTATGCAAAAGCCCAAGGAATTACAGATGAACCAAAACTATTTCCACAGTATCCAATTAAAAAGTATCAGCCAGGAACATTTATGGGTGCACACTTTGATCAACAAGAAGGAGACCAAAGACTTAAAGTTTCTTTTGTTATGTATTTAAATGACGATTATGAAGGCGGAGAAATTTCTTTTACAATTGCTTCTCCAGAAGGAGTACTAACTCAACCTAGCCCAGAACCAGATTTTGATGATGCTAAAACTAGAGGAAACTATAACTTTTATGTAAAGCCCAAGGCTGGAAGTATAATTGTTTTCCCTCCATCACCACCATATCATCACACCGCACACCTAGTAAAAAGTGGCGAAAAGATTATGGTTCCACAGCACTGGATTCATTAATCTTTTATAAAATAGTTTTTATTAACTCTTAACTACAACTTTAGGGGAGAGTTTTGCTTTTTGCAAAACACTGCTATACTTAACACTTATTCCGTTTTTGAAAGGACGATACACATTATGTCAGATTTTTTTAGTTTTAGGCTTCCAGAAGACTTTGTAGAAAAGTATATAAAAGTTGAAAGCCCATTTGGATTTAAAGATGCAGCAGAAAATTCACTTGGAGAAATTACTTTTATTCGTACTTATTCTAGGATGAAGGAAGATGGAACTAAAGAAAGATGGCACGAAGTTTGTCGTCGTGTAATCGAGGGGATGTATTCAGTTCAAAAGAACCATGCCAAAGAAAACCGTTTGCCATGGAATGACTATAAGGCTCAGAAGTCAGCACAAGAAGCATACGACAGAATGTTTAATTTAAAGTGGACACCACCAGGTCGTGGCATGTGGGCATTTGGAACCCCTATGACCATGGAAAAGAAAAACTCAGCAGCATTACAAAACTGTGCAATGGTATCAACGAAAGACCTTGACAAAAATGATCCAGGAGCATTGTTTGCTTGGGTTATGGATGCCCTTATGCTTGGCATTGGCGTAGGGTTTGATACAGTGGGACGGGATAAGAATTTCTCTATTTACGCCCCAACAGAACCAGAGCAAGTTTTTGAAATACCTGATACTCGTGAGGGATGGGTAGAGTCAGTGAGAGTTTTGATTAATTCATATCTCAGGCCAAACCAGAACATCCAGAAGTTTAACTATGACCTAATTAGGCCCCTAGGAGCCCCTATAAAGGGTTTTGGCGGGGTTGCGTCAGGTCCTGCACCCCTTATCAGGTTGCACAACCAAATAGACCGTGTGATAGGCTCTAGGGCTGGAGAGACCCTAGACTCTCGTGCCATCGTAGACCTTGTAAACCTTATTGGTACTTGTGTGGTTTCAGGAAATGTTAGAAGATCAGCAACCCTTGCTTTGGGTAGTGCTGGAGATGATGTGTTTATGAATTTAAAGAACTCTGAGTCATTTCCAGAACGAAACTCTTTTGATCCAGAAAATCCAGGGTGGGCATGGATGTCTAATAATTCTATTTCAGCAGAAGTAGGAACAAAGTACGAAGACTATGTAGATTTAATTACGGAAAACGGAGAACCAGGTTTTATCTGGCTTGATGTTGCTCGTAATTATGGACGACTAAAGGATGCGCCAGACGGTAAGGATTATCGTGTGATGGGATTTAACCCATGTGCGGAGCAGCCATTGGAATCATACGAACTATGTACACTTGTAGAGGTGCACTTAAATCGTCATGAATCTAAGGAGGACTTCCTGCGTACCCTAAAGTTTGCATACCTTTATGGAAAGACCGTAACTCTTGTTCCAACACATTGGCCACAAACAAACGGTATTATGCAACGCAACCGTCGTATTGGCACATCACTTACTGGTATTGCATCATTTGCAGATCAAAAGGGTTTGCCAACTGTTCGTGAGTGGATGGATGAGGGATACAATAAGATCCGTCACTATGACCACCAGTATTCAGAATGGCTATGTGTTCGTGAATCAATTCGTGTAACAACTGTTAAGCCATCAGGATCAGTTTCAATTCTTTCTGGTGCAACCCCTGGAGTTCACTGGGGACCTGGAGGAGAGTTCTTCCTTCGTGCAGTTCGTTTTGGGAATACAGATCCGATGATGCATTTGTTTAAAGCAGCGGGGTATACAATTGAAGATGACGTAGTATCAGCAAACACATCAGTTGTATACTTTCCAATCAAGTCAGGTCATCCAAGATCTGAAAAAGATGTAACCCTGTTTGAGAAGATTGCACTTGCTGCAACTGCTCAGAAGTACTGGTCTGATAATGGAGTTTCCGTAACACTTTCATTTGACAAGGAAACAGAGTCAAAACATGTTGTTCCAGCACTGCATATGTACGAGGGACAATTAAAGGCAGTCTCATTCCTACCAATGGGAAATCATACATATCCACAACAGCCATATACTCAGATTACTGAAGAGCAATACGAGTCATATATTGGCAAGTTAAAGCACATTGATTTTTCTGCTATTTATGATGGAGCAGAAAATCTTGAGGCTCAAGGAGAGTCTTATTGCACAACTGACTATTGTGAAATAAAGATAAACAAATAGTCTTCTGTGGTAAAATAGACTCATAATGTCTACTCCATCAAACCTATACGCAGAAAAGGTATTTGCAGAACACCCAACAGGTCTTTGGGCTCTTGATGATAATGCAGACTACATTTCTTTAATTTCTGAACCACAAAGAAATCTATCTAACTGGACGATTACTGGCGGTACTCATCAAGAGTATTCAGATTCAATAGGCGAACCCTTCATCAATAGTTATGTGGGTAAAATAACAGCAACTCCAACTAGTAACGAGTCAGCATCTATTGTTGCAATAAGCAATGAGATTATGGACCTGAGAGATTTAAACACATACCTAAAAACATTTTCTGTTGGAGGATACTTTTATTCTGAAAGTGCCTATATTGCAGGTTTTGAAATTGGGTATCAATATGAAGATACGACCAGCGGACAGATTGTTACACATCTAAAAAATTATGACACCATCATAAACAATAGTTGGGTTTTTATATCAGAAACATTTGATACACCACCAGACGATTCAAAAATACAACTAGTGTTTAAGATTAATTTTATTGGGGGATCAGAAATAGAAGATGTGTTTTTAATAAACGGAATTACTTTTGGGCAATGGTCAGAAGAGTTTGCATCAACTTCTCTAGGAACAACCTTAATAGATATTCCTTCAACAATTTCAATTGCTCCACAGAAAGGCCTTGTTGCAAAATGCTATGGATTACAAGAACTTGATGCCTACTATTTGGCTTCTGAAAATATGCTTAAAGCAAAAAATTTAAGCATCCCAATGGTTTATGGAGCATCCAGCCTAACAGCATTATATCCAAATGGATCAAATCCATCTCTTATAATTCCTGGAGTAGGACTTTTAAATGAGTCTGGAAAATTTAAAGAATACACTCTTGAAACTTGGTTAAGGGTAAACTCTTATACTAATGAAACAAAAAAAATCATAGGACCAATCGCTTCGGATGATGGTATATATGTTGACGGTCCAGCGATAGGTCTTAAAGTTGGTAAAGAATATAGAACATATTATGTTGGAGAGTGGACAAGACCAATGCTCGTTCACTTGAGAGTTGGAATAGACATTGTTTCTCTTGTTATTAATGGGCAAGAAGTTATATCTTTAGATTATGACAGAGAAACTATTTCTTTCCCAGAAATGTTTAATGAAAACGAAAAAGACCAAGACTGGATAGGGTTTTATGCACACGAAGAAGTTTATCCAATAGAAATTGATTGTGTTGGAATTTATCCATATGTAGTTGCAACCGCTATGGCAAAAAGAAGATTTGTTTTTGGTCAAGGTGTAGAAATACCAGAAAATATTAATACATCATATAGCGGAACTTCCGTATTTATTGATTATGCTTTTGCAGATTATACTGCCAATTATTCTTACCCAAAGGTTGGATCCTGGCAACAAGCATTTAACGATAACACATCAATTGTTAATAAATCTTTATCTGTGCCATCTGGACCTCTTCCAGAAATAGTCCTGTCGTCAAAAACAGAAAAAGATTTACTGTCAGACTGTAAGTTAGTTCAGTCATCTGATACAGAAAACTTTTTTTCTTTTAGGCCTAACCCTACTTGGAATTTAGTTTCTGGCTATTTATTTTTTAAAAACTTTGATTTTTTAAAAAGCCCAGTATCTGCCTTTTATGGTTGTATGAGAATCCCAGATTCATCTCCTACTGTTCAAACACTTTTTAGAATTGAAAAAGAAAACACCAATAGTTATTTTGCAATAGAACTAATTAACAATCAAATATCATACTCTATAAATTATGACGGAATTTTAGAAACAATATACTCTCCAACTGTCGCAGAGCCTGGGGAATTAATTAATGTTGGAATAAATATTCCAGCGTTTGTTTCTAGGTTTGGAAATCCAGCCTCAGATTTCTTTGGATCTTTATCAGATTTAAGACTATATGTAGGCGGTAAAAAAGACGAAACTTCTACATTTACGGGTAAAATTTATAAGATTGGCTTTTGTACAAAATACAACTTTCAAAAAATTAGGTCATTATTTAATGAAATAGGTGTTCCAGTTTGGAACGAAGATCTTTTTGCTGTGTATCAGAACAATCAGTTAATAAATATAGACGGTGGAGTAGACACAACATCAATGTCACCACATGGAGGAACAACGGATACGGCTAACGGCGCTATATCTGGAGGTGGTGTTTTTATATCTGATGAAGATTTTCTTATAGATCATGTGGCAAGTTATACTCTTTTGCCAGATGAAATTTTTGATACATACAGTTTAACAGTGTCTGCAAACGCATATTGGGAAGATCAAATTCCGCTAACATATTTTGCTGAATCAGTTTTAGATAAACGGGGGGATCAGTATTTTGACCTTGATTTTATACAGTTTAATATAGACTATCCAATACCATCAAAAACTATTGCAATAGAAACTGAACCAGTTGACTGGACATATGCAGAACTTGCTAATGAGTATGGTCTGCCAGTTCAAAGAACTTATGAGTCACTTGATAATTATTTATTTACTGGTTATAATGATTATGAAGATCTTAAAAACAAAATAGCAAAAGACTATAGGTATGACACAGATGGAGCAATAGTAAAAACTTATGTTACATTTCAGTATACAGAGTTGGGGGCAAATCAAACTTCTTTTTATTTTACAAAAACAGAAAGACCTTCTAGAAATGGAATTTTAATTCCTGGCTCAGACTGGATGACTACAAAGTATGAAGTTGTAGACAATATGATAATTTATCCACCAGTTGGTGTAGACTTTAACGATCTCTCTATGGTTACGCATATTGATATAAATGTTAAAAATTCATCAACTCACAATGTCAATATTAAAAAACTTTCTTACGCATCGCAGGCACTAAATGAATCAGACGCAAGTCCAATAGGGACTAGGTTTGGAACCCCTATATACCCATATACCAAAACTGGAATTTACTATAACTTTAAAAAGAATAATCCATTTTCTATATATACTGGATCATCTCCATATTTGTATCTTACAAAAACAAGTGGTATTCAAGTAAAGGGGCAGTACGATCCTATTGTTAATCGTGGACTCTCTATTCCTATGAATACAAGCAGAGCAAATAACTTTAAAGTAATAGCAATGCAAATGGCTGTTAGATTTGATGGAGACTACTTTCCATACGCACCAACTCAAATATTTGAAGTAGAAAGCAAAGGATCATATATAAAGTTCTACATGGCTGCAAATGACCCAAGTGGAAGAAGAGCAAAAATTTACGCAATTGATGCAAAGACTGGTTTGGTTCAAGACGGCATTGGGTTTTACTGGAACGGAAAGATTGTAAAAGAGCCAGTGCTAACTCTTCAAGAGTGGGGATTCTTAGGTATTAATTTTGCAGACAGTCTTGACTTTTCATTTTTTGAAGGAGCAACAAGATTGACTGGCCCACTAATGTTTAATAGTATTTCTTACTATCAATCAACAAACCTTCAAGAAGTCCAAAACATATCAGAAAGACCATGGTTTAGGGTAAAGGTTTTATCTGGTTTAGGTCTGGACTGGGAGTTCTGGAACGTTGGATCATTTAACTGGAATAAAGTTCTTGTGTTGGCTGAAACCAGTTATTATGGAGTAAACCCATCAGAGGTATACAAGAGTTATACTGGAACAAACAAATTAATTGTAGGAGACGACTTCCCATTGACAGTTGGAGATTATGCGTACTCGTTATATAATGACATTTCCTGGAACAAATTTACGGTTGATCCCGTTTAATATGGTATACTTGTGGATATGGATTCGTTAATAGACCCAAAAACTGGTCAACCAATTGTTAAGAATGTCAGGCGCAGAGTCATTGAAAAAGACTATGACTGGGGCCTATACATTTATAAGAAAGCCAACGGAAGATATTTCTCAGATGGTCACGGCTCTGTCTTAAACATTCCTTCTATGCGAGGGGACATTGCAAAAATTTCAGAACTAAAGCAAGCAGCAATACACTATGGAGATCCAGGAAATGGAACTGTAGAATTTATTGCTGGTTCATCTCGTGTATCTGAAGAAGAATATAGTGAGCAGGTAGACAGAATGAACTCTGGATTGCTTCCTAATCTAAACGATCTTGGAGCAGTTCAAGCAGCAAAAGATACAATAGCATTGTATGGAGACGAGGAGTAATTATGGAAGATAACGAAATTGTTATTGGTGCAAGCATTGATCGTGCAATCAGTAAAGACGAGCCATTCTTAAACTCAGATCCTTTTAAGGGTAATTGGGAAATACTAAAGACTCTAGACGGACTAGACTCAAACTTTAAAAGACGCATAAGCAGATCTTCAACAAAGATGGTTGAACCAACAACGCAATATACAACTGCAGCACTGGCTGGAAAAAGCGGTATTGATGGAGCACAATCAAAAGAAATAAACCCAGGTCTAGTATATGTAAACGGTTATGGAATGTTCGATGTTATTACACCACCATGGAATCTATACGAATTAGCAAACTACTATGACACCTCTTTTGCAAACCACGCAGCCATTGATGCAAAGGTAGAAAACATTGTCGGACTTGGCTATGAGTTTCATATCTCTCAAAGAACAATGCTTCGTTTAGAGTCTTCAGAAGACAATAGCGCTACACAAA